GTGGCCATGTTGACGACCGCGGTCCCGTTGATGCCGTTGCGCAGCTGGAAGGCGTACACGTTCCCGGTCACCCCGGGGTCCGTGATGGAGGCGATGTCCCCGATCTCGATGCCGGCGCCGCCGTCGAACACCGACGTCGTCGAGCCACCTGTGACTGGGTCGCCGAGCAGGTGCCATTCCTCGTCGTCGACGGTTCGGCCGGTGTAGAACCGGAGCTCGTACCCGCCCGCACCGTTGTTGACGTCGAGGGTGACGCGCAGCGCCAGGCGCTGGCCGTTGTACGCCACGATCGGAATGGTGGAGAACTCGGCGATGCGGCTCGGCAGGGTCCCGTCTGGGGACCACAGGAACGACACCTGGCCCGTGCCGGAGATGAGCAGGGCCCAGGACCGGTTGTCCCCGGTGGACAGGTAGCGGCCGGCCAGCTCGCACTGCGTCGTCCAGTCCTCCAGCGCGACGTCCATGCGCAGGTCCAGGTCCCCGGTGACGGCGAGCGCGGCACTGTCCGGGGTGGACAGCTTGCAGCCCGCCGCGCCGGTCAGCTGCGCCCACGGGGAGCCGACCCGGTAGCCCCACCGGAAGCCGGTGTTGCGGCCGATCTTGTCGTACAGGTCCGACATGGGGGCGCGGGGCGCGTACCGGTAGCCGCGGCTGTTCAGCACGCACTCGGTGCTGGTCGGCTCCGCAGCGGACGCGGACTCCGAGGACAGACCGCGGGTTACGGTCAGCGTCTCCGTGGCGCGCACGTCGCGGCTTATGTCGTTCCACGCCCCGTCGTAGAGCAGGTCGGCCCAGACCGGCGGGGGAAGGCTCGGCATGTCACCCCTCCACGTACTTGATGATGTCGCCGCCGGCCTCGTTGCGGACGGACTCCTGGAGGAACTCCCTGAACAGTCGCGAGCCGCCCCGCAGCTCCAGCACCGACCGACTCTCGGAGGCGGGCTGCACCTTGCGCATGTTCACGTGCTGCACGGCCGTGAAGTCGAGCAGGTTCTGAAGCTTGCTCAGCGGCATGACCGCCTCCTGCTCCCGGCCCTCGCCGATCATGGCCATGGTCGGACCGGTCGTGACGCCGCCCGCCGCCAGGTAGGGGATGTACGGGATGTACGGGATGTCGACGCCGGGGATCACGTTGGCGCTGGCGATCAGCTTGTCGTTGATGAACCAGATGCCGTCGTTGACCAGGCCGATGGCCCCGTTCAGGGCGCCCTTGAGGCCATCGCTGATGAAGGACCACATGCCCTTGGCGCCCTTGGCCAGGCGGCCCGGGATCCCGGCGAACCAGCTGATCATGCCGTTCCACTTGTCGCGGATCCACTGCACGCCCTGGCTGACCTTGCCGGGGATGGTCTTACTGAAGAACCGGCCGATCGGGTCGAACACGTTCCGGCGCAGCCAGTCCCAGCCGGAGCCGAAGATGCCCGTCAACCAGTCCCACATCGCACCCATGTTCTTGGTGACGGTGTCCCAGTTCTTCCACATCACGATGATGGTCGCGATCAGGGCGAGGATCGCCACGACAACCCACGTGTAGGGGTTGGCGAGGACCGCGCTGTTCATGACCCACTGCGCCGCTGCGGCGACGGCGAGCGCGGCCGCCAGGCCGAGGGCGATCGGGACCACGACCTGCATCAGGCCGGGGTACTTCGCGAACAGGTCGGAGACGAACTGGAGGATCGGCAGCAGCGCCTCGCCCAGCGTCGTCGACAGCGACCGCATGATGGACTCGAACTGCTGGACAGGCGACTGCTCCATGTTCTGCGTGACCTTCGCAGCCGAACCGGCCGCCTGGTCCATGCCGCTGGCTGCGGCCGCCGAGGCGGGGTCCATGGCGAGCAGCGCGCCGGCCGCTTCACCGGCCATGTCGCCGAACAGGGCGACGCCGAGCTCGGCTTGCTTCGCGGGGTCCTTCACGTTGCGGAGCGCGTCGAGGGTCTGGGTGAGCGCGTCCTGTGCGGGCTTGCCGCCCTTGTGGATCTCGCCGAGCATCTTGTTCGCGTCCAGGCCCAGGGCCTTGAAGCCCTCCGCGGCGCGCGGGGTCTCCTCGGACGTGATGCGGGCGAACTCGTGCAGTACGTCGGCGGCCTGGTCGATGTCGCGGCCACCGGCCTGCACGAACTGGCTCATCATGCCGAACGACGTCTCCGCGTCCAGGCCGATGCGCTTGAGGTGGGTGCCGTACTCGGTGACGATTGCCGGGATGTCCGCGGCCATGTTCGCCGGGAGGGTCTGTGCGGCCTTGGTGAGGATGTCGAAAGCCTCGGTGCCGTCCTTGACCAGGCCGCTCTTGATGAGCGTGCCGGCCGCGTTCGTCGCGTCGGGGATGTCGATGCCGAAGGTGTCGCCGAGGGCGATGGCGCTCTTCGTCATCTGCTTGAGCTCGTCGTCGGTGAAGTCGCCGACCTTGCCCATGGCGCCGATCACGGACCCCATCGCGTCGGTGACGCCGTCCATGGAGTCGCTGAAGCCGGCGGAGAAGACGTCACCGGCGAGGTCGCCCGCGCGGGCCGCCTCGTCGTCGGTCAAGCCCAACCCGTTCTGGAGCTTCGTGGTCGCCGCGCTGGCGTCCATGGCTGATGCCAGGCCCGCGGAGAACGCGGCACCGAGACCTACAGCGGCCAGGGTGCCGGCGCCCTCCAGGCCGCCGAGGCGGTCCATGATGCCCTGGGTGCCGCGCTCGGTCTCTTCCTCGGCCTCGCTCATGTCGACGCCGAAGCGGACGAGCAGTTCGTCAAGGACGGCCATGCTTCACCCCCTCTTCCGGTCGCGGCCCTCGAAATGGGCCTCCCACTCCTTGAGCACACCGAGCAGTTCGCGGCCCGAGCGCTGCTGGGTGCTGCGCGCCCACACGAACAAGTGGTCCTTGAACTTCGGCTGGCGGCCCTTCTTCATGTGCGGGGCCGCGATGTCCATGCCGAGGCGGGCCATCACCATGTCGAGGCGCCGCGGGGTGATCGTCCCGTAGAGGTTCTGGTACGCCACCAGGGAGACCATGTCCTCCTCGGTGAAGCGGTCCAGGACCTCCCCGGGCGGGATGCGAAAAGAGACGGCCAGGTCGTACAGCAGCCTCAGAGCTGGCCGTCTGCGGAGTTTCCCTCCGCGTCCTTCACCTTCTGCTCGAACGTCTTGTCGTCGCCGCTGAGGTGGCGGACCAGGTTGAACAGGCCGTTGATGATGCCGCCCGACTTCCTGCTGAGGATGGAGATCCCCTCGCGCAGGTCGGGGAAAATCAGCTCGTCGGTCTCCTGGTCGTACAGGGCCTTGGCGACGATCTCGGCCTTGTTGGACCTGAGCGTCATCTCGCCGCCGGCCTTGCCGCTCTCCAGGCGCACCTTGGCCTGCTTGTTCTGGTAGTCCTCCCAGTCCTTGGACGGGAGGCCCTTGACCCTGAACATGACGCCGGGAGCCCACTCGGGGATCTCCACGTCGTCCTGCTGGGGGATGTCCTGTGCCTCACGGATGAGGTCGCGAAGGCTCGTTGCCACTGGTGGGGGTCTCCTGCTCAGGCGCCGGTAGAGGCGAACGTCGGCTTGCCGGAAATCTTGAACGTGACCTCGCGCTCCATCTTGTCGTCGATGGGGTAGCTGTCACCGAGGTCGGTGATCATGGCGGCGAAGGTGCACGTGTACTCGTCCGGGTCGCCGGGCAGAGCGACGATCTGGTAGTTGCGCAGGTCGTCCTCTTCGAAGTCGGCGTCGAGCGCCAGGTGGCTGGTCTCGCCGGGGTCGAAGTTGATGGTGGCGGTCACCTCGCCGCCGTCCTTGAGGCCCTTGACGACCTCGCGGTACTTGTCCGGGCTGTCGTGCGCGGTGACCTCGATGGCCTCCCGACTGCGGGAAGGCCCACCCAGGTCCGACACGTTGGCGATCACGGCGTAGCTGCCGCTGCCCGTGGCGTCGCGCTTGAGCTGGGTGCCAAAGGCGTCCTTACCGGCCATGGCTCCTCCTTGTGAGTTCCGGCCGTGGCCGGGATGGGGGTTATTCGGGGGCCACTTCAGTGCCGATGCGGAACGTCAGCGGCAGGTGGCGGATGTCCCCGGGGGGTTCCGGGTCGGTGAGGGTCTGCATGGACACGAACCGCGTCCAGCGCCAGACGTGGCCGTCGATGACCAGCGGCGTGTGGTCCAGCACTTCGATGATCCGGTTGGCGATCGTCAGGCCAGGCGCGTAGCCGCGGTACTGGGACCACACGTGCAGGGTCTGCAACACCTGGGATCCGTGCCGGTCGTGCGCGTTGGCGGGGGTCTCGAAGGACTCGCCGAGGTGGACGAACGGGTACGGCTGCTTCTCCGGCACCCAGTCCAGGACGCCCCGCGCGAGGGCCATCAGGACGTCGTCTCCGGTCAGCGCGGACCGCACAGCATCCCGGACGGGCAGGGAGGCCAGGCCTGGTACGGGGGTACTCACAGGCGCCTCCGTACTTCTTCGCGGAGCCGGTTCACGAACTCCTGCCCGGCGCGTTCCAGCGCGGGTACGAGGGTGGGGTTGGCGGGGACACGGCGGGTGCCGCGCTCGTGGAAGATGGCGTACAGGTCGTCCTGGTCGCGCCATCCGACCTCGGTCTGGAGGCGGTCTTTCTGGAAGGTGGGGGCCACGCTGGTGCGCAGGTTCCCGGAGTCGACGCGCACGTTGCGTCGCACGTCGGCGACCATGGCACTGGCCGCGTTCTCCACCTCCGCGCGGGCGGCCGCCTTGAGGTCCTCCAGGACCTGGGCCACGTGGCGTTCCAGCCGGTCCAGTCCGACGACCTCCACGCGTGCGCGCCTGCGCGCCATGGGGTCACCTCCTGCGTTGCAGCAGCTGCCGGATCTGGTGGAGCTCTCCGGCCACCGAGAGCAGCGCCCACGCCACGGTCCCGATCGAGAAGGCGCTGGCGTACAACTCAATCGTGGCGACGAGCATCTTCCTGCTGCCCGTGATTCTGCGTCAGACGATCGACCGCATCGGGCGGCGACCGCCAGCCATCTTCGGCACAGCAATCGGAGGAGCTGCCCTTCTCGGCCTGCTGCTCGTCCCGAAGGAAATGTGGATGCTGGTGGTCGGCCTCGCAATCGTCGGCCAGATCGGTATTTCGATCAGCTCGATGATCGTCTGGCCTTACACGGCGGAGATCTTCGGCACGCGGATCCGTGCCGTGGCACTGGGCACGTCCAGCAGCCTGGCTCGTGGTGCATCCATGCTCACACCACTGATCGTCGGTGGCGTACTCCAGGCAACGGATTCAGTCACGATCGTCTTCCTGATTTTCGGCTTGTCTTCGCTCACGGTGACTTTGCTCTGGTGGCAGGGCACACGAGAAACAGCTGGTCGTGAGCTGGGCGCCTGAATCATCGCAACGAATCGACATCGACGGAGACCCTCCTTTGACACCCGAACAACGCGCGCTGGAAACGCTGGTCCTGCAGCAGAATGCGGTCGATTACTGGCACGAGGTCGACCTGAGGGGCGGCATGGGCGTCTCGGAGATGTTCGTGGAAGATGGGATTTTTCATGCTGGCCCGGGTCAACCCCTGGTGGGCCGTGCGGCGATCGAAGGCTTCTATAGCTGGCGGCAGGATCGCGGCGCTCGCACCTCGCGTCATCTCATCACCAATTTTCGCGCCGAGTTCGAGGACGCCACGCACGCCACCACCTATTGCGTGATGCAGCTGCTCGCAGCTGATGGAAAACCCATTCTTCCCTCGCGCCCGCCGATCTTCGTCGGCGATCAGGTTGACCGCTGTGTCAAATGCGCCGATGGCAGGTGGCGCTATGTCGAGCGGAATTTCACAGCGTTGTTCATGGGCGGCGAGGCGCCGACGATGCCGCCCGAAGACATCGCCAGACAACACAACCGCCTGGCCGGCGCCAAGTGATCGCGCCGAACGCACTTTGCGGGAGTCACTCATGTTCAGAGACCCATCCATCGCCGCGCATTACGACGAACCACCCCAGCAGGAAGGTAAGGGCTGGCGCCGGTGGATCACGCGCGGCGCCAATTTCGCCATCGTCTACACCGAAGGCGCATCAGC